GTAATGATGATGCTTGTCAAAACATTAGCGGTAATAATCGCTTCGCCTTGAGCTTGTATGCCACCAGTTTGATTAGGTGCAGAAATATTGACTACAGGCGTAGTGGTGTAGCCAGAACCACCATTGGTAATACCTATCTGACCAACAGCCCCAATAGTTACAAGATTAGTTCCATCCCAAGAAAAAACACCCTTCTTAGGATCGCCAATAAGTACACGCTCGTCTTTCCACTGCGTAATATTTATGTTTGAAGACGAGAACGTGCTGGCATTTGCCACATTGCCAAGCGTGTCTGTATCAATTTCTACGTACTGCGCCGAACCATCTTGCTTAAACGCCAGCAAATAGTCTTTGTTATTGATATTGGCAGACAGAAACGACGTAACCGTATTGGCAAAGACATGGTTAGACGTATTTGCAGCAGGAACAATCTTTAAGTTGGCGTAACCAATAGGCATAGCGTTCTCTAGCCACGAGAACTCTCCCTTTTCCAAAGCCGTGCGGTTGGCTTTCGTGTTTACTCCACGAAATTCTTTTACGACTTCGTATGATTTTTTCTGTTCTGCCGCTGCCATGATTAGAACGGAGTGCTATAAGCATCAGGCAAGCGCCGTGTCATCACGGATGTCAGCACAGCCTGAACTTGTTTGATGTATTCCTGCTTATATATCTCTGCTTCACCATAACTTTGCTCTTTGTACTTGGCTTTATATGCAGCGTAGAAGGCTACCGGGCTGGTGTAAGGATCAATAATTACATCAGGCGTAGTAGAAGTAGCCAGAGCAAGGTCTTGCGGGAGAATAATGGTGTCAATCTCAACGGTATATATCTGATCCGGTACTGGAGACAGATAAATAGTTGACTGACCGAAAATAGAAAAGGCTATTGGCCTACCAATGTAGTTTTGCCAGTAGCGTAACTGTGCGTTGAACTGAGTCCAAGGCAAATACTGTAGAGGAACGCGGCTATTTCCCCAATACAAGTTCATGTTTACCACATCGAACGTGTTTGTTCCCTGCGGTAAAGCCACATAATTCATTTTCTCAACATCGCCTACGTATTGCAGCGTCGCCGTTCCGCTTGTAAACGGGGCTGACGGAGGATACATAACGTTTGCCGCTGGATAAGGCGGTGAAGAATCACCAGTAGTACCAGCCACAGTAACTTCATAAATGAAGATGTTGGAATAAAGATATTGCCCTTGCGTAACAGGCGTATTTGCAGTCCACGCTACAGGCTGAGTCGCCGCTGCTACAGGAGCAAGCGGGGTTTGGGTAATCTGGATAGTGCGGAGGCAACCAGTATCACGAACAACACGCTTCCTTGCGGAGTTAATGTAGTCCGTTAGCTCTGGATCAGAGTAGAAATTACCATTTGCATCATGCAGAAGCCTTCTGGTTTCCGTGATGTAACTGGATAAGGTTGCCATTTAAATTCCATACTCAAGCGGCTTTTTCGACCCTTCGCCCCACCCTGCCTTGCGGCAAAGGCGGGGGTACTAAGTCAATCGCCGGGGATAAGGAGCGATTCGGTGTCGGCTGTTCTTGGGCTATGTCAAACTTTTCAAGAATTTCCAATCCGGCAGGAATGTCATTCTTGGTTTTGGCAAAGCCAAGTCTAGCCAAAAACGGTTCTTTATCTTCCGACCCGTAACCGAATATGTGACGCGCAACTTCTACGGGAATCTCTACCGTTTCATTCACAGGGAATTTATACGGTTTAAAAGCGTATTCGTCGATCAGAGGCTTATCGCTCCGATTGGTCACATAAACAGTTGTCATAGGCTAATTACATCACCGTAAACAGAAACGTCGCACGTTGCGCCAGAAACAGCAGTGCCAACCTTCACATAAAGCGATCCGGCAGTGTAGGCAGTAGAAGCGGCAGTAGTCGAAAGACCAACATCTTGCCACTTGTTCGTGCCAGTTACCGAGCTTAGTGTTACTGCATTGCTAACCGCATTTGTTGCATTCCCATCATTGCTGGTGAGAATGGTAACGTTTGCGGTAGCAATGCTGGCGCTAGGATTAGTAACGACAATTCTGCGAACGATGTATTCAGTTCCACCCACGATAGGGATTTGTGCAACTGCATTGCCAGTAGCGTTCAACGAAACGTTGACTGCCGTGCCAATACGGAAGCTACCAAAACCATCTGGGTATAACGATCCTACATGGTTAGCATTCATGTCGGCTCCTTATGCGTAGGTTTCGCCAACGGCTTGACCCTGATTGGTTTGGAACAGGGTAATCGTCGGAGTACCAGACAGAACGTTTGCACGAATGTTCACGCCATCCGAAACAAAATAACCACCAGTATTGTTGGCAACAACAACAGCCCAAGAAGCGTTGCTGATATTGCCAGTGGTATTGGTGTTGAGTTCGATAGTGACGTTGGCAGTCGGAGCGATGTAGTAATCGCCAGCAGGAACTGTCACAGTTGCATTACCAGCCGAGTAAGCTTGGAAATATGCACCAGCGGCGTTAGTTGCTGCGCCAGCTACTAGGATTTTGTTAGACATGACTATTTCTCCTTAAAGTGTCAGCGAGTTATAGCCCGTCACCTTTGTCATCGACTTAGGCTTGGTGTTGACCAGTTCTGCAATCATCAGAACAGCGCCCACGTAGCCAATCTGCCAGTTCGGGAGAGTCGATTCAAAGCCCGTGAACACAAACGAACCCTGCTCATGGATGTAGAGCGACAGGTAGTTGCTGTTCAGGAAGTACACAGTACCTTCCGGGCAGTAGGGGTCAGGATAAATGGGAACGCCAGCAACCATCAGCGCACGGAAACCAGACTGAGGGCCATTTGCATCGCCATCAAAACCGGAACCCGGAGTGACAACGTATTGCTCTTGACCAACATAGTCTTGTGCCAGCAGCGTCCAAGTACCAAAGCCGCAAACACCAAACGACGGAACTTCAGCGCCGTTCTTCACAGTACCGGAAATGTACTGAAGGATGTTTTGACGGGTCGGGTTGACCGAACCAGCAGCGTAGGCTTTCGACTTCCACCAAGTGTAGGTCGAACGGTCAATGTCGCCGTAAGTGCCGGAATCCGACACAGCAGCGGGCAGACCGATGAACTGCTGATTGTTCGAGGTGTTGGTGTACAGGGCGGTTGCCATTGCATCCATCATCACGTTAGTCGCGTCATTCATACGCGCTTCGATCAGAGGGATAACAGCAGCATCTTGCTGTACTGCACCTTCCATGCCGAGGAACGGCACAGGAGCAATCATCAGTTTCAGGTTGAATTCAGCGTTGTAAGCGCCCTGCTGAACGGACGGTTGAGCGAACGAGCCGCTATAGTCCGACCACTGAGCGTTTACAAACTGAGAACCCTGAACGGGAACGGTTACGGACGAGACACCACCAGAAGCAGACTGACTGTTAGCAATCAGCGCCGCCATCAGCGGTGTCGAATTGTAGAGTTGTACAACAAGTTTTGGGATAAAGGCTCTGCGGGTTACGTACGTAAGTTCCGTGAACTGCGTACTCCCGCTAGCCGGTAGAATCCCTCCGCCGATAGGCATAATGAACTCCTTAATTAAAAACCCGGCTCATATCAGAGCCGTATAACAATCCGTCAACTAACCCTTTAGAAGCATCAATAACAATAAAGCCATTGTCTTCTAAAAGCTTTTTGGCGGCCTCAATTCTATCCCCCATTCTTTGGCCCTTCGGTTGTTGTACAAACCAAAGCTCCAAATTCTCAATTCTGTTGTCTTGCTTATCGCCATTCTTGTGATGCACGTTTTCACCTTGATTTAACCTTCTTCCAAGGTGTTGCTCCATCACAAAACGATGCTGCAAAACTCTTTTGCTATTGATGGTTTTATAAATGTAACCATCTTTACCAACTTTCCAATCAGACGATCTTGATTTGCTTCTTTGTTTAGCAGCACAAGATACTGAACAAAAATAAAATTCTTGTTCACGCCTAGAACTCTTGGTAAATAAGAATTCTTTTTTACACTCAGCGCATTCAGCACTAACTAAATGACGCTTTTTTCTTGTTTCGTAACCGCATTGCTTAGAACAATTATGAACCTTATGAGCCAAACTTGGCCTTGTTGCGAATTGTTTTTCGCAATTAAGACAAATTTTGCTCACAAGGCCCATATTGATTACAACCCAATAGGTTTAGGGTTGCGACGCAATTCGTGTAAT